GCTCGCTGTAGCGGGAGTTCCGCTTGGAGGCGTGCTCGTGTTCGAGCATCTCCATCGTGAACCCGTAGGTCACCAAGGCCTCCGTAACGCCCGGTAGGGCGTGGAGGGTCTCGATGATCTGCTTGGCGGTCTGGGAGTTCAGCCCGTACTGGGAGTAACTCATATCTACTTCCTTTCGGGGTGTCCCCCATGGTTTGTATTGTAGACCCATACACTGCTAGCTCCCTGCTCAGGGACAGATACTCTGTCCGGAAAGCAGGGCATCCCCCGCAATAAACAGGGCGTTGACGAGAACAACGGTGACCACCACCAACTTCTTGGTGATGATGTGATCCGTGTTCAAGTCCGTCGTCCTCCGTCCGAAGGTACTGCGACGACCAATTGGGTCGTGCGGCACTTCGTCCGGTTCTTCCATCCCTGACTCGAGAGGACCACGAATGTGGATTCCCTCATCAGTGTCTGGAAGAGGTTTTGCGACGTCGTCGTGGAGCGAATAGCTTGCCCTCGCATACTCATATTGAGTAGCGAGGTCGGCGATCCGCATCCTCACCTTGTACCAGAGGCGGCCAGCCCTTGACATTTGTCAGGACTCGCCACCCAGGACCTTGGTGATGACGGCGTTCGAAGAGGCAGTCAGGAGGGTGTTGAACCCAACCCAACCTGCCAAGACGTCGGCGCTCGTATAGCCGGCGGGCGGTCGGTCGAACACGACATACATTGCCGTGCCGACCTTCACGTTCTCCGCCGGCTTGAACGGATCCGACGTCAGCTTCGAGAGGTCGAGCCGAATCATGGAGCGGGTCCGCTTCCCATAGTCATGGGAGACGGTCAGCTTCGTGAGCCCATCCGCCGCGGTGTACTCGGACGTGTCGTCCTCCACGCTGGTGCGTGGCAGAGCGATCGTTCCGAGACCCGTGATCGTGATGGAATTCGGATCGGCTAGTGACATGGGCATCTCTCCTAGGAGCTAAGTGGGCTCCCATTGGCGTTTGACGATAGATACTAGCCTTGCCAACGCTTGTTTCGGCTAATGCCGAGCGCGGCAAGGATGGACAACTGGAAGTCATCAAGACCTTCCCAAGTCAGTCCGAACCCAAAGGGGTTAGCTCTTCTGCGGAGTTTAGTCTCCGTCACTAACGTGACAGCAGAAGACACTCCTACACCGTACCTGTTTTGGCGCGGGTAGGAGCGGATATAGGTATCTCTCACGATGGTGTGTTCCATCATGTACCCATACCGCATGATCAGACCATCTTCGATTACACTATTTGCATTGGATATAACATCCCCTGCATTAGTGAACCAGTCAATGGCCCAGCTCCAAGGTGTAAGATTCCAAAGGACCTCAGCATCGAGATCCAAACCAAGGATTTCCTTGGCGAGGAGCGCTTTCCTACTCATCTCGTTCCTGGCATCATACCAGGGCGGGAGGAAATAGGTGAACGCACCTGAAAACCAGCGACGTTGTGTCACTGATCTCAGGATCTTAACCTTGCAGAGATCAGAGTAGCTGAGAGACGGATTGGTGGAGCCCGTTTCCGGACCCCCCATATACGCAGGATATCCTGCATCTATCTCCAGCAGCTCTTCACTCTGTTTGGTTGGGAACTCGTAGCGACGTCGAACTACCCGGCCGGCGTCCCGCTCATACTGAGCGAGTAGCCGATCAGCCTGGATTACTTGCGCAGCAAAGTTGCCAATCTCTTGGCCTAGCGGCGCAAGCCCAAACTGATATGCTAGGTATTCTTCACTAGCTCCCTTTGGAATTTCCTTAGGTCGCTTAGCGCGGCGTTGCCATGTTTCGACGGCTAGTTTGGGAACTCCTTCCCTTACCAGTTCGCCGATCGCGACACCGACATTCGCTGCCGAGTTTGTAGGTCGGCATCTCGCTACAGCAGTTGCGCCCAGCTCGTCAAGCTGGTCGGCCGTCGAGTTTAGACTCGGCGGAAACTGATGTAAACGAGCGTCAATGGACCACATGGGACCTTGAATAAGGGTCTGCATGTAAATCCCAGCGGTGACATACTGCCACTCAGTTGCGTTGTCTACGATGGTTGGAAAACCCTCGAGATACCGCTTCTGGGTGAAGAAGTCACCACCGACGTCCTGCTTGCTATCAGCGTCTTTTAAGCGCTGACGCCAGCCGGAATGCTCCTCCGACTCAGTGATCTGAGACCCTACACTCTTCGTTGCTGGTTGGTGGACCGTGAAGTCCGGCCAACCAGGTACAGTCGAGTTATCCGCATAGCGGTACTGTACGGTTTTAGTGGGAAGGTTTTGAACCAACTCACCATAGACGCGTTGACGTTGCGTCTTCCCAACGGAAGGTATAGGCACCAGAGCTCCTTTATGGTCCCGGGTGTTGTTACACCCGAATCAGAGGGGTGATTAATCCCTCTACTGCATCTGCGCCGGGCCCCCTCGCGGG